CCTTCAACATAGTAAGTGTTGTTGGCATAGGTAGCAGGTGTAACTAAACTATCGAATGTAATTTTTAAGCCATTGGTAAAGACAACACCATTTGGACTTGTATAACTAGATTTACCCAAGACATCGTTTGCAATATCAATTGGAACTGATTTATTGTCAACTAATTTGATTTGACCAGTAAATGTAGGATCTGTTGCATCTTGGTAATACAAGTAATCGGCAGCGGCTGTAATAGCAGGAATTTGTGCATAACGATAGTTACTGTTCAACCAAAATTGAATGTTGGCATACGTCAATCCTGAGTTAATAAACACACGTTCTTGCGGAGCAACTACTGTAGTAGGCTCAATGTGAATTACGCTATCTCCGTTGACCAATGGTATTAAATTGATCTGCCAAACACTAGTACGTTGTGGATTGCCAATAACTGATCCAGGTTCAACGGTACCTACAGGTGTGGCACCTGCTGGTAAGTCAGGTGTAGTCCATTGGGTGTCATCAACTTGATTACCAATGAATAAGAAAGTTTTACGATTTAATAAATTGTTTACGCCATCAAGCCCGTCTGGAAACTCTGACAAGAAATCACTTAGTAAACGATTTTGTATTTTAGTATAATCAATTGTAACTGCGGCATTGATTGGATTTGTTTTATCGCCGGCTGCCACAGGCATCTGTGTATAAAAGTCTTGTGAAGTGCTTTGAGGTACATTAAATGTAATTGTGCCGACGTCAGCGCCGTTATTAGTAACACCAAATACTTCACGGGTACTGATTGTAGTTAGCTGTGGGTCAATCCCGCTGGTACCAGGTTTACTCTGTATCCAAAACTTAATACCAGGTTGGCTGACTACAAATTGATAAGTACCTCCACGTGCTAGTGTAAGCTGTGTATTAGGATGCCCACCTTGACCAGTAAATGTATATCCGCCAACTGCGGTATTGCGTGTGACTGTGTAATTTGCTTGGTATGGGGTAGAACCAGCATTGACTTCAACAGAGTCAGGGCCGTCTGGTAACCAATAGTAGTTTGTGTAGTTGATAAATTTATCGTAGTCAAATCTACCATCGTAGTTGTAGGTTTCAGCGGAAAATAGTCGTTGATGATCTTTTGATGAACCTTTGTTGTTGCTAATACTACGCAATAGATCCATATAGCCAGCATTAAACACAACCTTTTGGTTGTCATCTTTGACTACTACGCTAGGCTCTAGTTGATAGTGTTGTCTTGTTGGGCCAATCTCAGGAACATAGTTGTCACCTAATTTATATGTAGGAGCAAATGTACGGCCAATGTATCCGCTTACTGGACGGTTTGTACTGTCATTGATTAATTGATCAACTGTGGCACCAAGAAAACGTTGGTTGGTATCAGATCTAAATACCTGGGGTAAAAAATTAATTGCGTTGTTTTGAGCCATTAACGGATTCCTAATAAGGGATTACCAAGATTTAATGTAGCCGCTGTTACTGCGGATACAATTTCAATATCATTTACTGTTGCGGCACTGGTAATAATTTCCCATGGCTCTGCATCAATTTGGAAGTAGTTACCAAACACTAAGGTTGTATCAGCTGGCACAATTAACACACTGGCAATGGTAGGTGCCAGTGTTGAGTGTAAGTATGCGGCTAATTCGCTGAAATAGAATGTATCTCCAAAGTCCCAGTTACCAACATCAAAGTATGTGTTGATTGCGGCAATAACTTGACTCTTAACTTCGTTGTCTGTTACGTGAACGCTTGGATTAATAACTACTTGGAAACGTGCTTGGAAAGCAGGATCTGCTTTAGCGCCAAACAAAGGTTTGAATTTAGCTACGTTGAAAATTAAACTGTCGCTAACTGTTTTGTAAGTATCCAGTGTACTATATGCCAATTCTAAACTTGTACTTGTTGGCGGAGTAGGTTCTTTTACTGTACCTGTTAAATCACGTAGCCAGTTGATATAGCTAGTTGTATAGTCGGCTGTCAATACATAAAGGTCGATTAAGTTAACTGGTGTAGGATCAATACGATTACGACTTGGTGTATTGTGTTTATATTGGAAATACAAGTTGGCTCGTGCTGATGCTGACTGGCCGGCTACCAAACGGAATAAGTCTGGATTATCAGGTATGCCTTCCATTTGTGTTTCTGGAATCTTAACTAATACGCGACTGTTGTCAACATAACCATCTTGTTGTGTTATGTTGTTGTAAATTTGCCAACTAATATCGCCAACCAATGGTGTTTGAATATCATTGGGTTGAGGATTGATTTGTAAAATTTTAATTATGTCGTTAATGTTTGTACCAGTTGCACTACTGAAAACTGTACTGTTAGGATCGTAGTAGAACTTAGTGCCGCCTGCGCTGGCAAAGCTATAGACTAAGTTTCTATAGTCAACTGAGTAAAGACCTTGGTTATAAGTAAAGCGCAACATCCAATCAGTACTGCTACCAATGTCGCTAGGTAAAATATTAACCCAAGTCTGGGCCAATTGATCATACTTAAGACCAAAATTAACTTTGGCTTTAACTTGACTTACTAACAAACTAATCAATGTATTGGTTAGATCATTTTTATATGCTGGAATAATAGCGTGGCGACCATCTAGTGCGGCATCGCTTAGTACTGCGCCAGTTGGCACTTGTGTTGCTAGAGTAATTCTACTAGGTGTTGTTACATCACCGTTTGAAACTACTTTTGTAACTGCGGCCCAAATACTGGTCTTGTCACCTGGTTGGCTAACGTTGCCTGCAACTAGAGTATTTTGACTGTCATAGTGATAACCAGCTGGTGCTGTAAATTGTAGTGTTGATCCAACGTTGACATATTGTAAGTTGCCGCTGATACCTGGCCCTACTTGTTGTGTAACATTGGCCAATTGCAAGTAACCTGAACTTGTTGAAGTAGTAGTCGATGATTGTAAGAAAGTCAAAGTTTCATCGCCAGGATTATCAACACTCCAGCGATAGTAATTGCTGTAGTAATAGTTACGCATTTCTGTTGAGTTAATGATAGGAATAATATCATTGTACAATGTTGCGTAAATGTCGTTGGCTGTTAAAAAGTCAAATTGGTTTGTACGATAGTCGTTAACATTGCTACCACTGGCAATTAGATTACCATCATCACCAAAAATGTTTGTAGTTGAATAGCTACCTGTAGGATCAATCGCATCAAGGTATAAACTTACGCCTGAGCTAGTGCGGTTAACTGCTTTAACCTTTTGAATACTGTTATATGCAGTGGTTGGGAAGATATTGTAATCTTCGCCAGTGATCATACGATTCTGTGTGTAGTACTGTTGTGGAGCACTTACCTTGATGCTGGCCGCTGTTTGGCTAGCACTGGCATTAGTTACTGTGTATTTCAAACTAGCAGTAAATGTCAATGTCTCAACGTTGTTATTTTTGCCAACGTATGGTAGTGCAACAATTACCTGTGCTAAATCATCTGGAGTAACCGAATAAGAAAGTCCGTTGCTTGTGCGATAATAAAAACGGAAACTACCTTGAGGAATACTAGCAAACGTTCCATCGCCAAATACTAAATTAACTTGGTCGTTGTTTAAGGTATTAATCTGATAAAGATTTTTATTAGTCAATTGATTGTAAACTACGTTTACGCCGCTTAGTGCAGGTACTGCCGACCACAAGGTAGTTGGATTACTGTTTACGTTTAATTGATATAGCCAATGATCTGTATTGTTGATACTGTTAGTAGCAACATTAACAAAATTGTTTGGAATAGCGTTATTAATATTAAATGTAGTTGCTTGTAATGTACCTTGTTTGAAGTACAGAAAGAAACCGGTGTTTACACTACCGTTACCATTATTGTCATTGCGATAAAGAACGTTAAACTTACCAAGTGTAGTTGGATCGTTTTCGTAGATATAGTTTTGACCTACAGTAGTTGGACTTACCGCTTCAAAAGACATTGGGGTTCCGTTAACGCTGGCGCTGAATTTAGCTACTGGTAAGGTATTTGTATTGAGTGCAATACTGTACTCATCTGTTTGCACACCGTTAATTCGTTGACTATTGCTTGGCTTACCAACAGTCTGTGTAGTTTGTAAACTGGCATTTAGAATAGTACTAAATTGTTCTAGCCAATTATCGTTGCTGAGATCGTTCCAGTGTACAGTAGCATTAGACAAATTATTGCCATTGCTGTCGTAGATATTTTCTGTAGTGCTGATGCTGTCAATTTTTAACAGGCCGCTTGCACTAGTTGTACGCTGTGGGTTGTAGCTCAACATGCGAGCTAGCTTAAGAATACTGTCGCGACGTTGTGCTGTATCAATAAAGTTTTCACGGGCATTTAAGTCTGTGCGGAAAGCAAGACTTTGTCCCAAAAAGCAAACTACGTCAATAAGAGCTAAAAACTCTGAGCTTTCTAAGAAGTCGTTAAATGTCTCTGGGTAGTATGTCTTAATATAGCCGATCATACTATTACGCAAGGTTTCAAAGTCGTAACTAGTGAAATCCGCGTTAGTGAATGCTTGATAAACCTTAGTCCAATCTTGTTCTATTAGTAGATTGGTTTGACGAGTTGTAAGTGCCATATTAATTTTTTACCTATATTCAGTATTTATCAGGTAGAATTATATGGTCAGTTAATAAGTTTGTAGTTTTTGTGAGTTGCGATCAAAATTTAGATTAATTGTCGCAGTTTGATTAGTTGGCACATAAGCCAAGGTAAGTTGAATTAAGTAACCGTTGTCTTGCTGTAGAACTGCTACTTGTCCTACTGCTAAACGTGGATCGTATGCTACTATGCGTGTAATATCAGCTGTAATTGTCTGCTGAGTATCTTCTGTTAATGGCTCAAACAGCATATCCCAAATGATTGTACCAAAATTTGGTTGCATTAGTTTTTCGCCTTTGCGAATACTAAAATAGTTCAGCAGGTCTTGACGTGCCAATTCAAAGTCAGTTAGACTGTATTTTTTAGCATTTTGTAGTGTGCTGAATCCGCGATATATAATAGCCATATTGTATTTATTAGCTTAAAACTGTCACACTATATCGACCGCTGTTATAACTGTCTGTTCCGTTGCCAATATTGTAATAACGCCAAGCATAAGCACCTGTACCTGTTGCATCGGCTCCGGTTGGTACTGTTCCTACTCCCAGTGTCCATGCTACATAAATCATGCCTGCCACCATGTCTGCAGAATCTGTTGACTGTATAGCATTGATTTTTATTAGGCCTTTATATAAATCATCAATGATTTGATAACTTAGGTGTTCTTGTGCAACTGCCACAGATAAAAATGCATTTAGGCTATCAGTGTTGTAAAAATAGTTTTCGTACAGATTAGCGGCTGTTTTAATGTAGGTTGGGCGCCAGCAGTTTCTATAATTAACACAATTAGTACCATAAGCGGCATTAGAGCCCGCGGCTAATAAGCCGTAGTTTTCTAGCGTTTGTGTACCAATTTGATATCGGCCCAATTGATTGTTGATGCCAATTTTGTAGTAATCCCAACCGCTTTGATCGTAGCCAATCTGTGCTTGTAGTAATTGCGTTTGTCTTGAAGTTAATGGGCCAATAGAAATCCAACGTGGCGCGGCTAAAGGTGCATCTACTCGTCCCAACCACGATTGTGGTAACGGATTAGGTATGCTTATGCCTGCGGCGTTGATAATTCCTACATCTGTCATTATAGTGCGCCCGATACTATACTTGCAGCCAAGGAAGCCGCACTAGGTGTTGGCCTTTCGCCAGTATCTGGATCAACCCAGGGTTCGTGTGCTGGAACCAATGAACAAATACTTTGTAGTGCGCCTTGATTAATAATCCAATTGTTACCATCATTGTCTGTATCTTGGTGTGTGCCCAGTGCTGGTGGTAGTGCCGGTAGTGGCGGAAATGCAGGTCCTGAATTTAAGAGTAGCATACTGCCAATGACACTTGTTTTACCGTACGAACTCAAGTCTGCACTATACCCACCGCGCAAACTTAATATACCCATTGCACTAATGCTAGCCGCGGCATTTGTTTTGACACTAAATGCTGTTACTGCACTCATGCTAATACCGCCTTCACTTTTTAAGCTGATACCACCGCCTACTGCGGCTAGGCCTTTACCGCCGTAGCTGACAATGTTTACACTGGCTCCTTGTATGTTTACACTGGCATCTGAATGCATATCTATAGGGCCTTCAGCTCGCATGTGAATACCGTTTGTGGCATAAACATTGATTGCACCGTTCTTACTAAATTCCATCCAGTGTGCGCCTGTATCGCTGGCAATATACAATACATGCTCAGTATCATTCATCAAGATTTGATGACCACCGGTGGTACGCAAACGTATTAATTGATCGTTGCCATCTGCATCGCCGTCGTCCATAACAAATGAATGTCCGCCTTTGCGGAAAAATACTGCATCGGCATTAGATGCTGACTGCTGTGCTTTTGTTCCTTTGGCCCCGGGAGTACTAATGCCGTATACGTTACTTGGACTTTCACGCATACTGCTTGAACTGATAGCACCACGTATTTTATCTCGATCTAGTCCTTGATTAATTAATACACTGGTTTGCCATTCATGCGGAAAACGTTTGGTGTTGACTAAACCGTCAGCATTGTAGCTTGACTTGTCGTTGGTGTCGTATTCTTGTACAGGAACATTGCTGTTATTTGCTAGTCTTGCGCCTACTGCATCGCTAGGATTGTTTACATTGTTGCTTCCACCAATGTTGCGACCAATAGCAGGAACCATGTGATGACTTGGGCTGTCGTATACGCAGGCAAACCAATATCCACGATTTAGGTCACCGGCGCAGAAAAATACCAGTACAGTATTACCAATGTCCGGTGGCACAAACCACATGCCATAACTCTGCCCTGACGTTACAGGAGTGTTGGGAGATAGTTGTGTATCAGCACCAAATGTGGTTCCGTAGAAAGGGCTAGCATAACTTACACGAATTCCATCTTCAGGAATTTGATCGTCGCCTGGCCAGTCAGGGATTGTAACCCTTAGTTCGCCCATGCGGCTACCTTTAACAAATCCTACTACTTTGGCTTCGTAGGGACCTGCGTCA